GTGCTGACTGACATTCACAAGGCTAATGCCAACGACTACAACCGCTTTTATGCGTTCTGGAAAAAACAGGAAAAGGACATCGAAAATGGCACAACCTGAATACAAGGCTGGCAAGGTTCAGTTGGTGCGAGGCGTCGAGATTGACGACAATTTTAGCATCAGCTTTTGGTTTAATATCACTGACCCAGACTTGAAGGCCCGTCTGGATGCCTACTATCAGGCCAACAAAGAAGACTATAAGCAGCAGCCTGGGCTGGAACTACAGGTCAAGGTGGGGGACACCTACCACCGGGTCTGCCGGTCACGCCTGTGGCTCAATGACGGCGCACCAGCGCAGCAAGCACCAGCACCGGCACCGGCTCATGCACCGCCACCACCACCACCGCCCCATACAAGCGTGCCTGATGCACCGCCACCACCACCTGGTTATGAGGCTGCAAAGAATGGCTACTAACGCTCTACTGACGGTCAGGGAAGCGTGTGACGCCCTGTTTGGTGAAGGCTATAGCGAGGCTAGTCGCAAGCGCGTCAGGCGCTGGATACAAGACGGCCAGATCAAGGCCATTCAAGATGGTTCACGGTGGTTCATACCGCGTGCCGAAATTGTGAAATTAGGTGGGATTGATGAACAAACACAAAGCAGCATGGACGCCTGAAAAGCGTGCCGCGCAGAGTAAGGTCATGAAACGCATATGGGCAGCTAAACTCCAAGCGGCGAGCATTGAGCCGCCGCCCAGAAACTGGGTGCAAAGAATCTGGGACGTTGTGAGAGGGGCGCACTAGCGCCCCTTTCTGTTTACCAACACCGCGCCAGCCGCATCGCGTTTGCGCTGGCTTTTTTCTTCATCTTCGATGTAATGGCCGTAACGCCGCTTGGTGAACTCTGGATTGGTGTGCCCCATGGATTCCGACACATCAACCCAGTTGGCACCAAGCTGGTTGATCATGTTGCTGGCAAATGCGTGGCGCATGTCTGCCCACAAGAAATGCAGCGGCTTGCCTGTTTCTTCATCCTTATAAGGGCAAGCTGCACGCATGGGCTTAATCGCATTACAAAAATCGTTTTTGCGTAGTGGCGTGCCTGTCGTGGACGGAAAGACCAGATCATCAAACTTTTGAAACCTGCTTTTCTGAAGCAAATCGTCCAGCATTGCACAGACTGCTGGCGGCACCTCAATGTCGCGATCCTGCCCCTCTTCCGTCTTGGCGCGGCCAATCGTTTGTGTGCCGTGATCTATACCACCACTAATTGAAATGATTTGCCTGTTGGGGGAATAATCGCAGCGGCGCAACGCACGCAACTCACCCTGACGCAGGCCAGTGGTGATCGACAACAAGATCATCAATTCCAGCTTTGCTGGACTGATCGTCAGATGATTTCGTTGACCGTGTTTGAACTTTTTTTCTGCGGCTTTTTTGAAAGCGGCAGCGTGCGCGTCTAGCGCGTCAGTTTGCAGCCAAGCAATAAAACCGGGCTGCACTTTGGGCGCGCGCACATCTTTTTTGCTGGGCTTGGGCAACTGGATGTCTTCAATCGGATTGGCGTCGATCCATCCTTTGCCCGCCGCAAACTTGAAAAACTTTGACCAATGCTTGCGGCGGGTTTGCATTGTCTCAACGCTTTTACCTTCATTCTTTATGGCTAATTGAATGCACGTTCTAAAATCTTCACGCTCTAACTTTCGGCCCAGCCGTTCCATTTGATGTTTGCCGACTGCAACTCCTTTGAATTTGACAGCGGCCAACAATCCAAGATTGAACTTTTGTGCCTCAAAATATGACTTGGTTTGAAGCAACGCCTGGTTGGCTTGGTATTCGTTGAGCGCGTCACGGACTGAAAACAATTTCGGCTTGGCTTGAGCCTCAACATCTTGGCCAAGAACAAACTGCGCTTTCAGTTTTTCTGCCTCTGCCTCTGCTTCAGGTTTTGTGCGGAAGCCGCCGTGTGTATTACTCAAACCCACCCTAGTTGCGTTAATGACCCAACACTGCCTTGACTGCCTAAAACGCACTTTTAAATCACGCATCGAACCGCCCCTTAACCATCTGTTGTTTTAAAAAGATAGTTATGTTGACTTTTATTGTCAATGAAATCGTGACCAAAACGTGACCAAAACAAAAAAACAGCCCCCAGCCGGTTAAGGCCGAGGGCTTGTTTTTGAAGCTATGCTTGGGTTGTAAGCTGGCATCCCGTAGGGGATTCGAACCCCTGTTGCCGCCGTGAAAGGGCGGTTTTAATGGGTATTCAGAGGTAAAAACTAAGAGTTTATGGGGTGTTTTGGGGCATGCTGGCAGGCGTTGGCAAGTAGAAACCGTGACCAAACGTGACCAGATTACGCCCGTGCTTTACGCCTGTTTGCAAAGGTCGCCACGTTGGTCGGCTTGCCACCCACGCCCTGCTTTTTAGACCGCTTGCGCTGCACCGCTGACCGCACCTGCGACTTGCTCATGCGCCCTGCCTTTGCGGCTGGCACACACTTGGGATAGCCACGCTTGCCACGCTCTGAAGAGGTGCGGCCACACTTTTTGTAACCGCCACCCTTCTTTGGTGCGCTGATATCAACCCAGTCTTCCTTGAACCATTTGGTCAGGCTCATGACGGTTTTTTCCCGCTGTATTTGCCACCTCGCTTTTTATATTCGCGTACCAACCAAGCGTTGGCATAAGCAGATGGGTAAACATCAAACTTCCGCTTTGCTGCCGCCTTGACCGTTGCATACAGTTTCGGGTTTGTCGGCTTTGGCCCAGACGATTTTTTGCGCGGTGCCATGACCTACACCCTGCGTAGGCTTCGGCCACCCATGCGGCCACCCATTTTTTTCTTAGCCGCAACTTTCATCGGCTTCTTTTTCTTCGGACGGCCAACCTTGCTACCGTAAGTTCCTTTACCCATTGGCATTGCATTTCTCCTTTTAACGGCGTGATTTTTTGCCAGCGCATTTCCAGCGCTTGCGCGATAGCCTCAACGGGCTATTAGGATTCTTTGCTGCTTTTGGATGCTTCTTCATTTGACCGGCTGACCGGGCGCAGTAGCTGTCGCCCTTCGATGTGCCAGGGCGCACCCGTGGGCCACCACCCTTTGCCTTGCCAGCTTGGCCATAAGACACTCGTTTGCCAGTGGCAGTGACCTTGACCTTGGCCTTGCCCTTGGCTGGCGCTTTCCTAGCCATGCGCCAATGCCCTCATGCGCTTGACCAACCTTTTCGCCCGATTTGGCACCTGATCATGCCAACGCGAATCGACCATCTCGTCAGCCGCTGCGTCAAACCGGCGTGCATCAACCTCGCGCTTCATGCCAACAAATTTTGAAAGGCGTGGCCGACCCATGTTGAACATCATATTTGCGATGATCAATTGGCAGTCGTCTGGCAGTTCATCAAAGTTGTCGTACAATACGCGGCAGTCTTCAATGGTGACAGCAAGGTCAAGGGCAAAAACCTGACGCACTCGCTCATCTTCAACAGGTGTGCCAACCGGCTGGCCATGTTCTGGGTCGTCTTCTTTGACTAAATGGCCAATGCCAAATGTAGGCAAACCAAGGTGGTCAAGATAGATTTCAAACTTGCACCCTTCATCTTCTGCAAGTTCTTCGCGCAGTTTATCTTTGTTCATTTCGCGATGCCCTTGGCCTTTTCAAACGTGCGTAGTCCACCAAGGCCCAGCATGCCCATCAGCACGGTCAGCAATGACGACATATCAAAGGTGGGCAGATCCGGGATCGTGACGCCGATGTAGGCGCAAACAAACATGGTCAGCGGTGCCAGAACGAAATGCCAAGCCAAGGCGATGCCGCACGTCCAACCCACGAAAGGACGCCACCCGGCCACAAAGATGCTGCGGTGCTGTGCTTCAGCCTTGTTGATTTCAAGCTGGCCCTTGGCCAGTTCTTGGGCGTGGTTCTGTGCCATCGTGGCGACTTCATGCGCCAGCTTCGCTTTCTGGTCTTTGTCCTCAATGAACTTATCCAGCAAGCCGGTGACCGGCCCTATCAATGCCTGGATCATTTCTTATCCCCCATTTGCGTGAAGCCCATGTAGGCACCCACCACACCAGACAAGCTGATGTAGAGCAGTGGGCTGACCTCACTTAGTAGTTTGATGCGTGCGTCTGGAATGAACGGCATGAACAGCAAAATAGTGTAAACGCCCATGCCCATCAGTGCGAACCTAGCTAGACGTAGCTGCGCCAGGTGCTTGCGGCTCTTGTCTTCTGTCTCACGGATTTCACGGGCGCGTTCAATTTCTGCGTCAGTGACCACGCCGTCATTGTCGAGATCGTAGCGCTCAAACTCGCTCGACCTCTCCAGCTTTTTCTGGGCCACTTATCGCCGCAAAAGATCAGCTAAAGCCTGACGACTAAGCTCTGTCGTGTTTGCCGCTGCTACCGGCACCGCTGCCCTCAAGGCACGACCTGATCCAGCCACAACGTTTCTGGCGATTGGCACGCCAAATGTGGAGTATGCCGCTGGCGAGGCTAAAGTCGCCCCTATGGTTATAGGATCTGCTTGTGATAAAGCACCACCGCCCGCTGACGCTACACCCATACCAGTGGGTGACATCAATCTTGCCGCTGTGCCGCTGTCTGGCGTCTTGTTGCCCATTACTTGTTGAGCCTCACGCGCAAGGTTTTGCATCCGGGCTTCCCCAGCAGTAAATTTTGACTGCCTCTTTGTGACATCGCCTTTTGCCACCGATTGCAGCAAATCACCGGGTAAAAACCCTTCACTGGTTTTGCGGCGCAGTTCTGCGTTTCGCACAATCTCAAACTGACCATAGGCTTTATCAATTTGGTTTAGTTTTGGGCCTTGAACCGGGTTTGCTTTTTGCAACTCTGCACTGAATACGTTGCGAATATCTTCGAGCGCATCAGCTTTACGCGCTCCAATTTCACTGCCCTCACGGCGCAAACGCAAAATATCTTTACGCAAAAGTGTTTGGGCTTTTTTGATATCTTGCCCAGACATACCGCCGTTTTTAAATTTTTTGGTAATGTAGCGGGAAACGCGGCCTTGAACGTCTTTTGCAATGTCGTCTGATAAATCTTTAGTTATGGTGTCCATTTCTGATGCAAGAGGCATTACATTTTCTATTTTCATTTTGCTCAAGGTAGCGTTGTAAGCGTTGCTTATCAGCCGCTGGCCGTAGCCAATTAGTTCTTTGCCTTCAAGATTTTTTGGCACTTTTGTTTGAAGTGGCGCAAGCGCTTCCGTAACCGCAGCGCGATTGAAGCCAGCCGTTGCGCGGTCAAATGCGCCCCTAATTGCGTCACCCAAAAGTGGCACAGTGTCAGCCGCACGTTCTTCTGCACGTTGCAATGCCGTGCCAAGCAGGCTTGAGCCGCCAACAGCCTGCCCAGGTGTAAGCGCTACACCTTTTTTTATTAGATCAGCCGCCCCTGCCGTGATCGCTGGCGCTACCTTGTCCACCACTGGGCCTGCAACAGCGCCAATTGCGCCTGATGCTGCTGCACTAGGTAAACGCTCTGCAATACCGCCTTCAGCCGCCCCTGCGCCATAGATCGCGCTTTGTGCGCCACTTGTGCCTGCAACTCTGGCAACCCTTTGACTACCGGCTCCCATGCCAGCGGAACGCATTAGTTGCGTTGCTCTGCCAGCCGTTGCAGCTTGACCTACCCCAGGAATAAACTGTGCGGCTATAGTTGGCAGTATTGCACCAGCTATCTCTGTGCCATAGGCAGCGGCTGGGTTGCGTTGTCGAAAGCTGTCAATTTGGCCTCTGACATCCTTCACCACTTCTGCATATGTTTTGCCGCTGTCAAAAGCCGCCCTTACAGCCGCCTCTATCTCATCCGCAAATCCAAACGAAACACCTTGTGCGGCAGCACGCCCAAAATCCATTGCAACATCGCCGGTTGTGCGTTCCCCAACAGGCGCTGTTTTTGACTCTCGCGGTAAAGGCATTAGGCATCCCCCTCATAAATTTCAAATGTGCCGGTGATGCCGTTGAAATATAAATCCCCGTTTTTCAATTCACCGTTTTCAACAGCCGCGTCATACTCTCCGTCCGTCATGTACGCTTGTAAGGCTGGCGGCACGTTCTCATCTGCAAATTCTGCAAATCCAATCAAACTGTTATTTTTCTTGGCGAATTTTTCCATCGCTTTCAAAATATCTGCTCGACGCTGTACAAGTGCTTGCATTGATTTCACCAAGGCTTTGTTTGCCTCTGGCGTGTTGCTCATATTAGCAGTGGCACTTGAAAACAATCGGGCTTCAAAGTCGGATGTTGCCCCCGATCC